ATTCTACAACTTTTAAGATTTCGTTAATGTCAGATGATCCATATATTTTTAAACCGATGCTTAAGAATTTATTTATTTTATCTGAAAAGTACCTATCTAACATTTTATGCACTGTACCCCCTTCTTCTCCACATCTCTTCAGTGGCGTATCTGCAAGCATCTATAAAGTGATTATCTTTGTCGGGATAACCGCTTATAATGTTTCCGTCCTTGTCTCTCTCGTATTCGTACTTCTTGAACTCTTTTAAAGCTTTTGGTGTTCTAGCAGGGTCAAACACTAATTTTCTTTTTTGCAACCACTTCATTGAGTATTCAACGCTGCCAGGTCCCTTGATTGCTCCTCTTGCTGGAAGTCCTGCGTCCCTGTAATCATTTACAGATTTATTCTCAGCACTGTCACAAGTGATCACATAGTCATCATAACCACGCTTCTTGATTTCGGCAGCAGTCCAGTCATTTGACTTTTTGTTTTCGCCAATTTCATCAAGAAAATAAATTGTCTCTCTTGCATGGTCATAATAGAGCCGCGCAAATGCATAAGGATCTGGGAACCATCCCCAGTCAACACCCTGATAGATTCTATCAAAGTGACTAATTTCTTCGTCCGTGATAGTTCTTTCTTCGATATATTCAAAGATATTTCCACCATTTCCGTTAGCATGGCCTAAATACTCATTGTCGTAAGCATCTGGATTTACTTCTTTCAGATGTTCGGCATCTGCAAGAAATATATCTCCGAGCCATTCCTGTTCAATGTCAAGGTCAAGGTATGTGCTATGCACAACCAGTGCGCTATCATCTTTTTCTTCTGCTTCTGCCGTATATTCATTTGCCCAGTTATTTTTACTTCTCGGCGGGTTGAATGATTTGAACTTGTACGCTTCGTTACCACCACGAATCGCAGACTGCTGAATATTTCGTATTTCTTCTGGACCGGCAAATTGATCAAGTTCCTCAAACCAGACAATGCCGATATAACCAAACTCCGGCTTGATGGACTTAATCTTCAACGGATCATCAGCACCACGAAAGTATATCTTCTGTCCAGTAGGCTTATATGTAATCTCCATAGGGGACACTTTACAGGTAAATTCCTCTGACAGGTTCAGCTTATCCAGTGCCCATTTCATCTGAGCATAAACAGAATCTTTTATTGTGTTCCCGACTTTTCGAAGAATCAGAGCGTGCATGTTCGAATTATTCTTCAGCAGTTCCGGTATAATCAATGATATTGTCGATGACTTCATGGATCCACGCCCGCCGGGGAGAATGTATTCGCTATGTTTCTTTTTCCGGATATCTCTAATCATTTTATGAAATACGTCCGGGACAATATCCAGATCAATATGATATTCACTTTGTAATCTGGCTTTTTCTTCTGCTTTCCGCTGCTCTTCTCTGGCTTCTTTTATAGCAAGCGTTTTTTCCAGATCATTCATGGACTTTAGCTGGTCGGAGAAGTCCGGAGCGAAACCGAACGAATCTTTTAGCTCACCTCTTGCGATCATGGAACGGCGCTGCTGGATTTCTGCCAGAGACATGATGTCAGTACATTTTTGTTTCTCGATTTTAGCCTGCTTTTTGGCTATATAAGATAAAACCTTATCATTTCTTATCAATCTATAGCCTTCCACTTCATAATTTTTATATCCAGATTTCCTTGCGGCATCAGATGCATTTCCGCCATTTTTTATATATTCTTTTACAAACGCTTCCTGTTTAGGCGTTAAGTTCATCTAATCACCTCTGTCTATCCTCATTTTCTGACTGCCTCCCATATTTCTTTTAGGCACATAACCACATCATACTGGGATGCAGTTCGTAATATTTCATAATCGCAATCTTTCCATTCGCCACGTTTTGTTGGTCTAAACACTGGTGTTGATATGATCGTTACTGTAATTAATCGTTCCTGTTCGTGGCTATAGAATTGTGATGTTCCGATTTTTATGACTAATCCGGTGGATAATATAGCTTTTTGAAGTTTTCTTGTAACTGCTTTTAAGTTCGCCATATTATCACCTCATTTCTGGCTATAAAACCCCATAGTAACACTTCTGAGTATATTCTATCATAGGTTGGCGGAAAAGTTGTGGTACATGTTTGAGGAATTTTGTGCTAAAAAAGAGCCGGTAAATACCGACTCTCTAATTTTATTCATTGCTTTGTAATTTTCTGATCGCCTCGCCCTGATCTCCCGGACACCCCATGAAACACTCCGGGCAATGTTCGTAAAATGCGCATCTGATGCAGTCATGTGGACTGATTGAGCTGCAATATTGATGTAGTACTGTGAATGCTGATATGGCGAGTTGCGGGGTTATGTCTGGTGACTTAAACATCATGTTTTTGCTCGCCCTGGTCACTTCCACATTATCATCTTTGAACTTTATAGTATCCCCATTACATTTTATCGTAACTTCGTTCTTTTCTCTGTCAATTTCAAGTGTAGGATTGTCCAACATGATTATCAACTCCTTCTCATTAATGTGCAAGTAATCCAACAAACAGCGGAAGAACTAATGCCATTAAGCATAATGGTTCTTTTGTATAACTGAGTGCCGCTATTAAGGTAAATGATGTACTGACCCATGCTACTGATTTCGCCATTGCTGTATTAAAATTCATTTAATCACTCCTCTCCCCAGTCAATTTTCTGCCCGCATTCAGAACAGTACTTGCTTATTTTTTTACCAATAACAGGTGTTCCGCATTTCGCACATTTTTGAGTGGAAAATATATTGTACGGAAAATCTGGAACATATTCTTCAGGTTTGCATGGAATCTGCTTTTCCAATGCTTTTGCTCCGGAATCACACGCCCATGCTTCCTTGAGATATTTTTTCTTCCATTCATCTTTGTTTTCAGAACTTTCAAGGAAACATAAATGCTGGTCTCTCATATCGGATAATATGTCTTTTGCTTCTTCTGGTTTCATATTAATCATCCTTATCGTCCTCCTCAATACTGACAGTTTCCAGATCTGCAAAATCACAACACATTGCGAATCCGTCAATCATTTTCTTCTTAACTCCAAATACTTCTATCATGTAAGAATTATTTTCCATGATTTTTATTACATCTGACTTTTTAACATATTCAGCCATTCTTCATCTCCTCCAACTTCTTCTTAGCTTCTTCACGAGTGAGGAATACCAAAACATTTAACTCTCCAAGGTACTCGTCCTCATTTGCCCATAAAAACCATTTATCGCCTTTGCCATATTCAAGTCCGCTTACCACATTTTCCCGAATCCGAATATCCATTCCGCATATATCCCATACAGTTGTGCCGATAGGACACGGCAATCTCACAAGTAAGCCCTGTTCTTCTAAGTCTTCATATTCGGCAAGCTTTCGCGCCGCTGAAATGTAATCGTGCTGTTTAACCCAGACATCTGATTCTCCGTTTGGTGCAACATCGTATCTTTCTGTTAATCTCTCCATCTACTTTACCTCTCCAAACCAGTCCTGAAATCCTTTCATACAATCAGGACATAAATCCAGAGCATTATGTGCGAAATATCTTCTCTGACTATCCAGATTTAATACCATGATCCCATTAGGATTTTTTCTATCGTTTTTAGAATTGTACTGCTCATACAGTTTTCCACATCTATCACATTTCTTTGCACATGCCATTAATCCATTCCTCCTGTAATCTCATCAATACACTGGTTCCAGCCCTCTGCAAAGCCAGTATCAGATGTATTAGCCGGATAGTCTCCATTGTCTTTCTCTGGCAAATCCACAAGTGGACACCAGTCAGGTCTTGATTTACTTTCACAATCATAATGTTCTTCTGTCATCAGAATTACATCATAATCTAAACAGTCAGCTAATTCACACAAACCCTCATATTCAAGATCACTACAGTATCTAGTTCCAAACGGACAATCATAGCAATTCTCTGGTGTATCAATCACTAATACTGATTTACTCATAATTCCTCCTTAAGACAACAATACACTATTGGATAGCCAGTATCACAATCACAATTGTTGTAATCAATGTCTTCCAATGCTTTACTTTTTGCTATTTTCTCAGCTTCTTCTTTTGTATCGGCTTCAATATCGTCATAATCAATTGATAAGCTCATTCCGACACTTACATGCCATTTGCTCATTCAACTCCACCGCCTTTCACGATTTCTACCGCCCTGCTCAGTCCAGCATTGTATCCTTGATGTACATCAGATAAGATACATTCGGATTCGATGAATTTATCTCTTTTCAATTCGTTGATAACCTTGTCCACATCAAAAGCTGTCGGCTGTTCGTCAATAACTGCACCTATTGCAAAATCCATATCCGAATTTCCAAGAGAGTCAATTATTTTGTCTGCATCAATCAGTCTGCTCATATTCTATTCTCCTAACTGTTTTAAAATTTCTTTTGCAATTTTATTACTTTCCTGCATGGAAATTCCCCATCCATTATATTTTCTGTGGCATTCATCACAGTTCCATTCATCACTATCACTTTCTTTAATTTCGCTATTGAATCTGCAATTATCGCAATACATATGATCGAGAGTGCTATAAATGATGCTTGCAATATCGTCTTGTTTGCTATTAGCATCGTCTACGTGTTTCTGCTTAGTTAAATATTCAAACGCTCTCAGCTCATTTTTCCCGACCCATTTAATCCATGCACCGCAATCCCCGCAATACAATCCCGTATTATTCCCAACTTTCTTGACAAAAAGGTTTTTACTATTGCACTTTGGACATTTATATTCTTTCATTTATTTATTCCTCCCACATTCCCAACAACCGCATTCTCTCATACAGTACAGCGACGGTCTTGCGCCTGTATCCGTAGAAGTCTTTCGGATTCATCGGGATATATCTTTCTTTGCTGATTTTCCTGTAACTTTTCCGGTGTAAGATATTTTCGATAACCATATCCGCTATCACCGTGTTTTTCGGGCAAGCTGACAAGGCAGCACTGGAAAGCAGGTATTCGTACTCTGCCGGGAAGTCTTTCAGCATCGTATTCAGTTTTTCTATGTCCTCTGCCGGAATACCGTAGTCTTTCAGCTTCTTATTCCTTGTCAGCATACCGTTCTCCTTTCTATTCGTCTGGATGGTGCTTGTCGTACATGACCGCCATGCATACAAGTCCGGCCACTCCGACTATGATTCCAAGGGTAAGTCCTAATAAGAATGTAATCATGATCTGTCCTCCTTATACAGTTCTGGAAGTGGCGTCCAGGCGATAACTTTATACATTCTTGTTCCTCCGTGTCCGTCTGAATATTTGTCCCATTCAAGATACCCATATTTCTTTTCGTTCCAGTATCCGGCGTCACCAAATTTTAAATAATTCGCAATTCCATAAAGCTTTTCAGGTGTTCCATGGACTTTTTCAAGTGTTACAAGATACTCTTTTTCGTCTTCCGGCAGTCTCTCACTGACAGGAATCCAACCATTTTCTTTCTCGTCCTGCGCCAAATCGGCCAGAAGCTGCTCAATTATATCTTGAATAACTTTGACATGCACTCCAGCGTATTTGTAGCAGTCTGAATATTTATCCGCGTACTGCTTTAATCTGTCTTTGATATGTATCATATTATTCCATCCTTTCTCAATGCCCGCTTCTCACCATGGAAAACAACAGTTCTGTCATGGATCTTTTTCTTGACCCATTGTGTCCACACTTCAAAATAACTGATAATCTCCATTTTTCCACATCTCCATCTAGTGGTGTTGGGTTTTCAAATTCTTCGGCAACATCTCTCTGATACGGAACTGCAACCATTACTCCCATGTTACCTATTTCCGCGTAACATTCTGGAAAATTCTCACGTATATGTTGGGCAAATTTTCCATTTTTTAAATCAGGTAAAATCTCTTTGTAGCACTCCATTGTTGTTACAAGATAGTTTTTTTCGCCAATAAAATTTAATCCATTTCCGCTGTAAATATCCTCTTTGCAGCTTTTGATTTCATAGCATGTAAATATTCCTTTTTCGATTGATGAGATAGAACACTGGTTTTCCGGAATAAACTGCATGTAATTTACTCTTCTTGGCTTTCCTGCTGCGTAGCCATAATCAAGGCTTACTTCTCTAGCCCAGTATTTACCTGGGCCGGAAAAACAGCTTTTTTCCATCAATTGACCAAGAAATTTTGTTGTTTCATATCTTTTCATACTTCTACCTCCGAATCTTCTGGCATCTGGAAATCAATATGTCCGTTTATGCAGGCTTCCTGAATCATATCCAGTACTTTCATGGCTTTTGCTTTGGTGGAATACTTGCCTACCAAATACAGATTATCAGCATAAATCATAGCGCCTTTTCCGCATTCTCCAATGTTGATAAATTGCGTGCAAGTAATATTAAATAGTGTTGTTTTATCCTGACTTCTGATTAACATTTTGTGTCCTCCTTCTAATTCTCAATCTCATTGCAGTTAGGTTCATAAGGTTTTGGATATACCGTATATCCGCACTTCGGACATTTGATTTCCGGCGGATAGTATTCAACCCATTCCATGTTTCCACCACATTTTCTGCAACGAATGTATCTCTCTACTTTCTTTGGTTTCGTTTTGAAGAATGAAGTGTAATTATTTTTTTTCATTTCTATCCTCACTTCCCCTATGTAAGTAACTGACACGCTATCAATTTAGATTTACGTTCATTTTTCTTGCTATAGTTTCTATAACTGTCACTGTTACTCCGTTTCCTGCCTGTTTGTATAACTGGCTGTCAGAATTAACAAACTGAGCCTTTTCAAAATAATCATCCGACCAACCTTGCAGCCGAAAACATTCTTTCGGTGTCAGCTTCCGAATTGCTATGTAACACTGATATTTTTCGTACCACACTGCATATACCGTTAATTCTTCCGATACCTGCACAAATATTCCTTGATTGCAGCTTGTATCTAGCGTATTTGCAATCTCTTTTCCAACTCTTCCTCTTCTTGTCTTACTACCTGGAACTGATAGATTCACAGTATCAACACCAACTCTGCACTCTGCATATCCTTGTTTTGTGGCTTCAGAAACCTTTACTGCAAGCTGATTATCTTTTTGTACAGTAGATAATGTATTTGTAATTCCATCCTCCCTCACTTCACTAGCAAGGAAATCATGTCTGGAAATATCAAGTTTTCCACTTTCGTAATCTTTACGAATTTCTTTTCCGTATTCTGTGCGAACATTACGTAGAACTCCAAGCGGATCAATTGCAACTCCATGTCTGTCCTGCCCTGTTAGTGTGAACATTGGCTCACCATCTTCTTTGAATCTCCGTCCATTCTGACGTTTTTCTATACGATCTGGTGTGAGAACTGGAATTGCAATCTTATTTCCCTCTCCTTTATTTGTTGTTAAAGTAGGGCTTAAGCCAGTCGAATCATACACATTTCCGTTCATTCCTTTTCCTGACGGGTTCACATTGCATACTACTCCGACACTTCTAGGCTCTTTATAATCTCTGCTTGTTAGTGTTGGACAAATATTTTCATATATGCGTGCTTTTCCATCTTGACCAATATAACTTGTATCAAATAATATGGATACTTTGGGTTCTGTATTTCCTCCCGGCTTCGTACTGATTGTTGGTGCTAATCCATTGTCACTATAAACTCTATCTCGCTGCGAATTTCTACCATTAAGACAACCAAGAAGATTTAACGAAACACTATTTTTTCCGTCTGTTCCTTCGATAGGAAATATTTTTGAGGTACTTCTCCCTCTAAGATGTCCGATAATAAAACATCTTTCCCGGTTTTGCGGTACTCCGAAATCTTTGGAGTTGAGCACCTGCCATTCTGCATCATACCCCCACTGCTCCATTTCAATGAGCAGTCTGGCGAAATCCCATCCTCCATTAACACTAAGCAGATTTTTAACGTTCTCAATGAAAAGGTAAGTGGGTTTATCTTCTTCTTTGAGCTGTCCGACAAGGTACATAACTCTGAAAAACAGGCTTGAACGGTTTCCTTGAAATCCGGCTTGCTTTCCTGCAACGGATATGTCCTGACAAGGGAATCCGAAGCACCAGCAGTCGGCTTTTGGAATGTCTCCGGCATACACTCTTCGAATGTCATTTGCGTACCATTCTCCATTTCTGTATTCCTCCTTTAATATTTCCTTCTGTCTTTTCTTGATAGGAATATCTTCCAATGCCTTCCGCTGCTCGTCTGTCAGCAAGTGCATTGAGATGTAACTCGCAGTAGCAAATTTATCGAATTCGCAAAAACCAACGCATTCATGCCCCGCCAATTCCATTCCCCTGCGAAATCCTCCAATTCCTGCGAAAAAATCTATAAATTTCATTTTAAACTCCCATCTTCTTAACCAGATTCTTATTCATCTCGTCAAATCTTACATCTGTGTTCTCTTCAATGTCCTGCATCATGCTCAGAACGCTCATTTTGCCCTCATTTGCCATTTCAACGTACTTATTGGCAGTTCTTATCACATCAAGCAAACGCTTCGTGGAAAAGCCATATAAACGTCTCAGAGCCATCATGGTAGTGACAGTGTTGATCGTGTTGCTCCAATCTTCACCAACAGTGAATCCATCCTCGTAGGCTTGCTGCTCTACGTCTTTTATCTGTCTATAACAGATCTGCATTGAACGCCCGAATGCCTGAGCTGCCCGGTTAGGGGTCTGAACAGGGAATCTGGTCTTTTTCTTGACTTTTAATTTGCTACTCATTTTTCTTTCGCCTTTCTGAACTTGTATCCTGTCACTCGGTACGCTCGTGGTGTGCCGGGGTTGTCCGTCTCAAGCAATCCACATTCCAGTAGCTCTCCAAAGTGGTTCTGTACAGTATGATTGGATATGCTCAGCCCTGCTGCAATGTCTGGAATACTTGGCGGATAATCATGTTCTTTCAAGTATCTTATGATGTACAGATACACGTCTTTCCTTGTCTGGATACCTTCATAATACTTTCTTGCTGTGTTATATGGCATTTCTATCACCTCATTCATACCTTGCATTTTCCATTTGACACATCCGCAGCCCATTTGTAAAAGGCCAAAGACAGATATCTTGCCAAACTGTCTGGATAGATTTCATATAAATCCTCGATTTTTTTATGTAATGCACCAAAATATTCATCATCATTTTTCACATTGTAAAATTCTTTTATTGCATTCCAAAACTCTGGCATGAACTTGTGCATGATCGGAATATCTTTAGCTTCTACTTTCATTATTCACCTTCTTTATGAGTAACCGATAGTAACCGAAACGTAACCGTTCAAAAATCCGCAAACCATTGATTTTACTGCATGGTAACCGAGTAACCGAGTAACCCTGACTTCCTCATATAGGGAAACTTTTATACTCAATATGTGTATATAAATACTCAAATATATATATACAGAATCAAAGGTTACCTAGGTTACCCGGTTACCTTTTAAACGAATTGTTTGTTAATCAAACACAATATCGTCTGTAATCTCAAAATCATCATTACAATTAACAAATCCTTTTGGAATTTCATCCACAATTTTCAAAAACACACATTTGGTGACAATTCCGTCCAGTTTCTTCGCTTTGGTCGGATAACCCCTGCTGTCGGTTTCCACAAGTCCCTTCTTAACAGCCCATGACAGGAATGCCTTTCTGGAGAATCTTCCAATTTTGCATAAATCATCAAACGCTGCACTATAGATTATTGCAGTTGACGTTTTTTCTACCGGATCATTGTCGATAATTCCCCATCTTTCTGTTTTTATATCTGGGTTATCATCGAATTTAATTCCGTTCATGGCAATCTTATCAAGCACGAACCAGTAAGCGCGTTCGTTTTCAGATACCATTTCTTTCTCTGTCAGAAGATTCTTAGCCGTCTCAATGTCAATGTACTGGCCATCGTGGAACAGCTGATCTGTTGCGATTTTATCTGCTGCCAGGATAATACTCATTGATATGCTTTGCTTCTGCATCTTATCATCGTCCTGTATAAGCCCTTGATAGTGCTTTTGAAGGGATTTTATATCATCAACGGACATTTCCTTAACTGCATTCACAAAATCAATTCCTGCGTACCCGTAGTTCTTTTTAAGTGTATCTGCGGTAAGCTGCGGATCATCGAATATCTTTTCAGAACACTCAACCTCGATGATTCGGTTAATCGCTCCGCCTTGGCTAACATATCCTGCAAGCGGACGTTCACCATTGGTCAGAATGCAGTTCTGCCAGCGATTCTCCCGGTTCACGCCAAGTTCCTTGTTGGAACGACTCTTTCCTTTTCCTGAGCATAAATCGTATACAATCCCTTCAAAGTTATCCCTGATCTTTGCAGATACCTTGGAAGTATCATCCAGAATTAGCGGAAGATTGTTAAGCATATCAGACTTTGCTTCCAGCGCCACATCTGTTGTCTTGAAGTCTCCTATATACCTAGATTCACCTGGATTTGCCCAGACGGAAGCCCCTAACATAAGCGTCACGGTCTTACCGCCCTCAGTTTCTCCCCAGAGGTCTACAAAAAATGGAAGGGCACCGACAAGTTTAATCAGAATACTGGCGAAGCTTGCAGCTAACATGATTTTAGGTTCAATTCTTCCAGTGGCGCGAACCTTCTTCACGTGCTCATACCACTCTGTTCTGCTGCCGCCTACACTGATACTTTCATACAGTTGTCGGAATCTCATATCTCCATCAAACACAATATCCTTGTCGTAGGGAAGAAAATAGTCCCTGATCCATCCGATTTTGCTTGATGAATACTGAATATTGATATAATCGTCATTTGCATTCTCAACATCTGACAGATACCGCACAAGAAACTTCGCATTCTCAGATGTCACTGAAATCCCAAGCGCGGATAAGCCAACGATTTTAGTAGATGATGCAACCATGGTTTTCGGCACAATAACCTCGGACCATTTATTATTTCTCTTGTAGATTAGCTTTATCTGTTCTTCTCCAGTCTCCAGATTCTTCATTCGCTCTATTGGAAGTATAGGATGATAACAGGCTATAATGTCCGGTGATCCTGGATTTGTGTTTGAAATTCTAATTCCATCATCGTCCGCTATCCAGTTAAGACATTTCATCCTGTCATATTCGCAATCAGAGAAATTAGTCCACTGGTCTAGCATAGACACTGTTCTATTGTTCTTCTCTTTTTCGATCATCTGCTTCTGTACTTTCGTGTAGGCTTTAAGCAAATCCTCAAATTTTTTCTTCACGCCAAGCTCCTTAGCTCTGTCCAGAAGAGTCAGCGTAAGACGTGCCTTGTATATCTCGTCTTCCTGACTGAATATCTCGTCAAACACTTCTTCATCCAGAATAGAATCCTTCGTGAGCTTGCTTATCATTTCCACTTTTAATCACCTTCTTCCAGTCCTGTTATGAATCCATGGTGGTATAAAGCAAGTTGCAGCTTGTTCCATGCTTCACACCATCTGTCAGATAATGGTTTCACCCTGTCAAGGATAGCTCTGTAGAAATCTATATCCGACAAGCATTCCTGCAATTCAACATTTTTCTTCTGTTCTTCCTTCTGCCGCATTTCCATCTGCTTCTGATGGTGATATATCGCCATTCTGGAAGAGAAATCTGGTTTCTGGTAAGTTCCTCCAAGTATGGTGAAAGCTGTCTTAAAATCGCAATTATCCATGTTCTGAACGAATGTAAATATGTCACCAGTCGCACCACAGCCGAAACAATAATAGCTGTCTTTGTAGATTTTCATGGATGCAGTACGGTCACCGCTGTGAAAGGGGCACTGTATAAATCCTGCTCTGTTCGGAACCATGCCGTATCTACTCAGAACATCTCTCATGCTGTTCTGCTGCTTAATTGTTTCTTTGTCCATCTGAAAGAATCTCCATTATCCGTTTTCCGGTGTCCTTTTTATTGCAGAATTCAAACTGTACATTATACCGGTCTCTAATTGTGCATAAAGATCGAAACAAAGAAGTTCCTTTAATTTCTTTCTGTATGTATTTTTCTCTTGTTTTGATTTGTTTTCCGTCAATTGTTCGCGTTACATACCGAAAGCGTTCCATCTCCGGCTGATAGAAGAAATATACATCTTCAAGACACTTCACATCTGATCCGTGTTCTACCAGAATTACAAGCTGAATATGTGTCTGCATAGCTTTTATAAGTTCTTTCTTGAACCTTTCATGCTGATGGCAGACATTTCCATACAATTCCTGCAAATTCTGCTTTCTGTCAATTATCAGGCGGGGATTATCCAAATTCATATAATCCCCCACCATGAGCTTGCTGAAAAAATAATTGACTCCGCCCTGATCAAATGATTTTTTGATTTTTTGTATTGCATTGGCTTTTTCTCTGGAATCAATCTGTATATCCATTTAAATCACCCTCTTAGTTAAATGGTAATTCTTCATCGATTCCGTCTGGAATATTCATAAATCCGTCTGAACCAGGCTCAGGCATAGAACTCTGGTTTGAAGAATTAGGAAGCAATTTTTCTTCCGGAATAGCTGCATCTTTCACACCATCCACACTTCTGAACCATCTGAGTTTATGATTTTTGTGTGTACTTCCGTTGTATTCTTCTTCTACAATCCCAAACACTCCGCCAACAGCCTTTCCTTTAAAGCACTGTCCAAAATTATCACCCCAGATTACAGAAAAGCCAGGGTTAGATTTTTCAACGGAAGTCGTGAATGTTTTAAACTGCTTTGAACAGTTTCCGTCCTGATCTTCTGTCATAATATACGTTGTTCCTGCTGACGGCCATCTTTTGTCTGGTCTGATATCATTTCTAAATGATTCCACAAAATATCCTGCCTGAGAATCATTCTGAGCAAAATCAAAAGATACTTTCAACATTGGTTTTCCTGATCTGCTCTGCGTTTCAAGAACTTCCTTAATTTCAAGGATATGACCACCTAATTCGATAGGTGTAAATTCTCCAGATGCCTGTGTGTTTTCGTAATTATTTGGTTTCTGCATTGTCTGTTCCTCCTAATTCGTAGTAGTCTCTGATAACCTTATCCACCTCTGCAAGGTCATTATCAATTGTCAAACTGTCAAACATTCCAATCGGGGATTTGCTTACCGCTCCCTGACTGGACTGGGTGACAAATAAGTGTTTGCCGCTTTCTTCGATGCAGCGAAGAACGATAGTAAACATGCCCTCGATGCAAACTTTTTCGTCCAGAAGCTTACCAATTGTCTTAGGTTTTACTTCCCCGGAATCATCTTTTTCTTCGTGCATCATCATATATACGATCTTGTCCTGCGGCACTTTCGTGACAATAAACTGGATAAGATTCCAGAAATAGTCTCCAATATCATTGTATAGCGAGAACACTGCATTGCCTTTTCCAGCAGAGGCGTGTCCTTTCATAAAATGATTCGTGATAAGATATCCTGCATCATCAATCACGATAGAATCAGCCTTTGATGCGATCAGGCACTTCATTACCTGCTGGTAATCGTCTGTAAACCATCCGTCAATCTTGCCTTTAAACGGAAGCGGTTTGTTCAATACTCTGATAAGATTCCAATGTTCATTCTGGCAGTTTCTAAGACTGGTACTCTTGCCGGAACCAGATTTTCCAATGATTAATACTGGTGTTGCCATTGCTATTCCTCCTTGTCATAAACCACATGTTTACTGCCTTCAATAATCAGCAAACTTGCGATATCCTTCATGGATAAGGTTGATTCGTTATAGATTTCGACCAGTGCGTTGTATGCAACTGCTGATACTTTCACAACTGGGTTATCCTTATCGGTTGCAGGCTGCTTCTTCCTTGCCGGAATACGGATTTCAAATTCACTCACTGATACTCTCCTCCTTATATGATTTCTGAGCTGTCAAAAGCCCATTTAAAGTCTGCACATAACTTGACAACGTTCTCGCCTTATACTGCTCCTCTATTGGATTGTCTGGAGCAAGTGCAAGCTGAACATCAATCAGTCTCAGTACTTCCTGTATCCTCTCGTTCATAGACCGGCTCCTTTAACTGCTTAAAAAAACAATAGATCGCGTCTGACTTATCTCCCATGCCCGGAACTGTCTTGCCGTTCTGAATGGAATCAGCGGCGTGATACTCAAGATGGTCGATAAACATATCTGAATTCTCCCAGTCAACAATAGGGGCATTTCGTCTGTTCAGTTCCTCTAGCAAGATATTTACTGCAAGGACCATATCCCACTTCGGGAGAAGTCTTAATTCTTCAAGATTCATTTAACGGACACCTCCCATTAATAAGCAGTTCCAGAAGACATTTCTTCGCACCCTCAAAACTTCCAGCTTCAGACGGAAATTCGTAAAACTGGCACACTGAAAAATGCTTTACGATCTCCCCTGCATCATTAAATACATAAATATAAACTCTGGATATGTCGTCACACGCCGTATAGTCAAAATTCACATGCGCCGTTGTTTCACTTGAAACTCTCAGACACAAATCAAATATTTCTCTGATTTTCTCTTCGTTCATAATTTCCTCCTTGTATTGACTTTTGGTTTCTTTCCTTCTACAATGAAGAAGAGATATATTGTCTTGGATCCTTATTTGAGTTGCAGCTCTGAGGATCCTTTTTTAGTTGGCATGTCTAGCATGTCCATTCTTTCCACGTCCTTGCTATGTACACAGCTCCGATCAGTCCCAACGCTCCCATGATCTGGTCACGGCTGTTGTCCCAGGTCCAGAACGGAAGATACGTTGCTATCCCTCCAATCAGAATGGAGTCTATCCAATCTTTCATGTCAAAGCCTCCAATATTTCCTCGTTAGGGAAGTTCAATCGAATAAAAATATGCCGCAGTTCCGGATACGTGAATGTTTCTGGCTTATTTCGCTTTTTACGGAAAGTGTTTTCTGCCATTCCGGTAATTGCTGCCATCTGTGCATCACTTACTCGCTCGGCCTCCATCCTTTTTGCAATATTGCCTTTCAAAAGGATGTATTTCTTTTGTTCTGTGGTATATCTGATTGCCACAGTCTTTCCTCCTTTCTTACTTGATAAACATCCATGCAGCGTTTGAAAGAATTAATGCAATCATGGTTACAATCCATGCGCAGAACCATTTGTGAGTCTGCTTTTTTGCCTCTATTACAACTTCGACTGCATAGAAAGTTTCGAACTCTTCAAAATTTGTCACTTTTTTATCCTCGGTTTTCTTCATAAAAAATCCTCCTGTTCTCTTGCGAAATACAGGAAGAAATGATATGATTATCCTGTAATCCGCTAGCGTGATTAGTGGTTTACAGCTCCGAGGCGAGAGGTTTCAGCTCTCCTTCGGAGCACTTTATTTTTCAAAATGTTTTTCCATAAGGTCAGCAATCATCAGATACTCTTCTGCAATTTTCCCTTTTCTGGTATTTTTAACCTGTTCACGGAATTCCGGAATAGTCCCAAAGAAGCATCCGCATGCAACTCTGACCTTTTTATCTTTGCATCTAAAAAACGTAGTGGTACGGAATTGAGTACCAAATCCATGAATAGTTGTGTAATCTGCATTGCCGGACACCATTGCATCGCCGAACACCCTTGCATCGCCGGACACCTCTGCATTGCCGGACACCTCTGCATCGCCGAACACCCTTGCATTGCCGGACACCATTGCATTGCCGGACACCATTGCATTGCCGAACACCCTTGCATCGCCGGACACCTCTGCATCGCCGGACACCCATGCATCGCCGGACTGGTTTACATTTCCTTCTTTTTCTACCCATCCGCCAGTTTCTCCGGCTTCTACATCCCCAAATGAAATGAGTGCTTTGATTCGGAAAAGTTTCTTTCCGAAAATGTTAATTTTGGTTTCTGATGTTAATTCAAATTTTTTCATTTTCTTTATCCTCCTTAATTACTGTGAATGCACAGTTTCTTTGTTTCGTTTTTTGGATTTTGTGTTATACTCTCCTTTGGAAAGGAGGTGTAATAATGACGGATAATGAAAAACGCGCACATGATTTAGCCATTGTAATTT